AACAGAGCTAGCATTGCTAGAAACGCTCGTCAAAAAGAAGACATCAAAGTTATACTGGAATTCTAAACAATGTCACAGAAGACAAACCTAAATGTAAGCCCTTATTATGACGATTTTGATAAGGCTGATAATTTTTACAGGGTTCTTTTTAAACCTGGATATCCTGTTCAGGCAAGAGAACTAACAGGTCTTCAATCTATCCTGCAAAATCAGGTAGAATCCTTTGGCAGTCATATGTTCAAAGAGGGTTCTATGGTAATCCCTGGTGGGGTTACTGCAGATGATCAATTTACCACTGTAAAGGTAAATCCAGATCACCTTGGTATTGATATTACGGTTTATCTTGATGCTATTGTTGCACTTAATAATGGTAGAGGTGCAAAAGTTAAGGGAGAAACTTCTGGAGTTGTAGGTACCATTAAGGGATACTTACTGCCTCCTAGTGAAGGTGTAGAAGAAATAACTTTGTTTGTTAAGTACCGTGATGGTGCTGGCGATGGCGAAACAGTAGAATTTGCTGATGGAGAAGTCTTAATTTTACAAGAAAATGTTTCTTATGGAAACACCACTCTTAACATTGGCGATACTGTTCTTACTACACTTTCCGTGAATTCAACAGCAACTGGTTTTGCTGTTGGTGTTGCTGAGGGTGTTTATTTTATTAGAGGAACATTTGTCGATGTTCCAACATCACAAATTGTATTAGATCCATATACTAACAATGTATCTTACAGAGTTGGTTTTGATATCTTAGAAGAGATTGTTGATGCAAGTGAAGATGATAGACTGAATGATAATGCAAAAGGATTTACTAATTATGCAGCACCAGGTGCTGATAGATTAAAAATTAGTGTACGTCTTACTAAAAAGCAATTAGACGATACCGAAGATACTTCATTTGTAGAACTTCTTAAAGTTCGTGATGGTGTAATTAAAAAACTGCAGAATAAGTCTAACTATAATCTTATCAAAGATTATATGGCAGAGAGGACTTATGAAGAGTCTGGTAATTATGCCCTTGACCCATTCATCGTTGATTGTGTCAATACTCTTAATAATGAGACTGGAAACGGTGGTCTCTTTAGAGAAGATGAACTTACTGATGATGGAAACAAACCATCAAACGATTTGATGGGATATAGAGTTTCTGCGGGAACTGCATATGTAAAAGGATATGATATTGATTTAGTTGGATCAACTGTAAAAGATATTGATAAACCAAGAGATACTCAAAAAGTAGAAGCATCAAGAGTTCCCTTCGCATTGGGAAGTCTTCTCCGTGTAAATAACGTTCACGGTATTCCATCTATTAGATTGGGAGGAACTGCTGCTGGTGGTAATACCAGTGCAAATATCGTCTCTCTTATGTCACAAAGAAGAGATGGTGAAAATAATGCTGGAACCGTTGATGGAACTGGTCAGGGAGAAGCAATCGGTCAAGCAAGAGTTTATTGGTTTGGTCTTTCCGATGATCGCTACAAGAATGCATCAACTGAGTGGGATTTGTACTTATTTGATATTCAGACATATACCAAACTCACATTAGCAAATACATATTCTTCTGCTGATGTTCCTGATGGATCACTTGTAAGGGGTATGGCAAGTGGTGCAACTGGATTTATTGAGTCTAGAAGCAGCAATACATATACACTCTCACAAACTGCTGGAACCTTCTTAGAAGGTGAATCAGTTATCATTAATGATATGCAGAAATTCAAGTCTGCAATCAATACAAAGGGTATTAGAGTATATACAACCGATGATATCAAAGGTGTCTTCCAGAATTCGGATGTATTGGATACTTCTTTGAAGAAAAAATTCTGTGCAGATAGTGTTCTTCATCCAAGAGCTCTTCCTGATTTTGCAACAACTGATCAACTTTCTATTAGTGGTTCCAATCCTGGCAGAATAGGAAAAGTTGCTGGAAGATTCTTTGCTGCTGTACATGGAATCCACGAAGATGCAATTATTCGCTATTATCCTACAAATGCAGAGCAACCAAGTTTTGCAAGAATTTCTGCTGTAAGAGATCGTGAAATTGAACTTAGAGCAACAACTTCAATTGAAGATGTTTGTGTAGGAACTATTTCAAACCAGACATCACCTTTCCAGTTAATGGTTCCACAGATCTTAAACTTTGGTCAAGGTGGTCTCTATACAGAATTGCCCGAACCAGATATTTCATCTGTAGATTTTGCAACATCAGAACTTACTGTCACTTATCAGTTGACAGAACAATCTACTGATGCTAATGGTGAATTATCATTCACTACAGCGGATGTTATTGGTGCTAATGCAGGTATTAGTAGTGTATTCTTTGAAACGTTTGATGCTGAAAGATATGCTGTTGTTTACAACAGTGGTTCTCCTGCACCTCTAGATCTGGGACAGGTAACTCTTGATGAGAATGCAGGAAAGGTTACCATTACCAATCTTGTAGCTAGCCAGAGCAGTAATGTAACAGTTCTCGCTACTATGAAGAAGAGAAATGTTACACATAAATCAAAAGATTATATTAGATCTACTATTACCAATGTAACTAGAACTCTTGATGGTTCAAGATTTGCTGTTGGTCTGACAACTAGTACATTTTATGGAACAAGGGTTGAAGATGATGAAATTTCTCTGGAGTATCCAGACGTTGCTAATGTTCGTGCAATTTATGAATCTACAGATTCAAATGCACCAGTTCTCGATAGAATAACACTTACAACTGGTTTAGCACTTGACCAAACTGCAATTGTTGGTGAAAAGATTGTTGGTGAAGATAGTAGAGCAATAGGACAAATCGTAAGTTTGGGTGCAAATACAGTGGATTATGTTCCACTGAATACTGATGAATTCCAAGTTGGTGAAGTCCTCAAGTTTAAAGAATCTGCAGTATCTGCAGTTATTCAAGAAACCAGAGCAGGTAGCTATGTTGATAGAACTGCTAATTATCGACTTGATACTGGTAACCGCCATCAGTTCTGTGATTATTCCAGAATTGTAAGGAGAAAGGGACAACCAGTTCCCTCTCGCAAATTAATGATCATCTTTGATCGTTATAAGGTGGCATCTGGTAATTCTGGTGATGTATTTACTGTGAATTCCTATACTCAAGATAGGTACACTAGCGATATTCCAACATTGCCAAATGGTGTTCGCACAACAGATATTATTGATTTTAGACCAAGAGTCCTCCCTTGGAGTGAAGTTACTGGCAATGCAACAATGTCTCCTTTTGCTTTTGATAGCAGAAGATATGAATCAAATGTAAGATATGTTGTAAAACCAGGAGAATCCTCTTTCCTTGGATATGAATACTATCTTGGAAGAATTGACCTGGTAGCAATCAATCGCATTGGTGAAGTTGAAATTATAAGAGGTGAATCCTCTAGATTCCCACAACCACCAGTGCTTGCCGATGATGCGATGGAAATCGCACAAATTCAACTTCCACCATATCTGTACAATCCAGTTTCCGAACCAAAAATTCTTCTGAGAGATAACAGAAGATTCACAATGCGTGATATCGGAAAACTTGAAGATAGAATTGAAAATCTGGAAGATCTCACCAGTCTAACAATGTTAGAACTGAATGCAAAAACAATTGAAGTTACTGATGCAAACGGTTTAGATAGATTTAAGACTGGATTTGTTGTTAGTGATTTTAGAGATAAGTCCATTATGGACCCAGCTCTCTCTACACTCGATATTTCTAAAGCAGAGGCAACTGCAATTGCTCCAGTTGATTTCTGGTCAATGAATGCTCAGTTAGCATTAGATCCAGGTATTGATCCATCCAAGGCAGATTTAACTCAGAATCTGAAATTACAAGATCCAAATATTCAAAAATCAGGCGATCTCTTAACTCTTAAGTATGAAGAAGTTGAATATTTAAATCAACCACACGCAACTAATGTTGAAAACGTAAACCCATTCAACGTTATCGTTTTTGTTGGTGGTGTTGTTCTCGATCCAGCATCTGATAATTGGGTTAGAACAATCTATATTGATGATCATAGAACTGATTCAACTGGTGCTGAGTGGACGCAAGAAGCAAAAACCACCAGAGATGTTGATAGAAAGTCTAGAGTTGAAACCTACAGAAAAGGTGGTAGAAGAAATGAAAGACGCCAAAGAACAGTTACTACTACAACTGTTACTACCACGACTAAGTATACACCAAAACTCAAAGGACCTGCTAGAGAGTTTGATTATGTTGAAGATGTAAAAGTATCTGGTGAAGCAGATCCTTGGATGCGTTCAAGAAACGTATACTTTAATGCAAATGGTTTGAGACCATTTACAAAGCACTATCATTATCTTGATAGTCAGCAAGTTGATGTTGTGCCAAAACTTTGTGAAATTGAAATGCAATCAGGTACCTTCACGGTATTTGAAGATGCAGATATTTTCACACCAAATGGTAGAAAAATTGGAATTATTAGGGTTCAGAGACCTAATCACAAGTTTGGTGATACATCAAGACCAGATATTGGTGCTGGTCTAGGTTCTCCCGCAGTTCTTGTTGAAGAATATCAAGTTGATCCTTATGATCGCTCAAGACCTGGTCCTGGAAAATCATACTCACCAACATCTAAACTGATCAACTTTGGTGTTAGAGCTCTGGCAAATGTGGAGAAATATTATGGATATGTGTTTAAAGGATGTAAGGTTGTTGGTAGAAGTAGTGGTGCAGTAGCAACAGTTACCAGAGCAGAATTGATTTCTGATAACTGGGGTGATATTGTTGCAAACTTCTTCTTTAGAAATCCAAATTCTAAACCAAGACCAGCGGTTAGAGTTAAGAGCGGAACTAAAACTGTTAAGGTTACTGCAGTTCCACCTGGTGTAACTCCACTCCCAGGATCTACAGTATTTGCTTCTGAAGCAATTGGAACATATAGTGGTTCAGGAACAATTCTGACACAACAGACAAAACGTGTTTCTGTTAGAAATCCACCCAAACCGAGAGCTAAGAAAACAGAAGTTGATGTTAAGACTTTCACTAAGGCAGTACACAGAGATCCACTTGCACAGTCTTTCACTGTTACAGAACCAGAAGGTATTTTCTTAACTTCTGTTGATCTGTTCTTTGCAACTAAAGATCCTGGTGCAAAAATCTTTGTTGAAATCAGAACTGTCGAACTTGGTACACCAACTGGATTCCTTGTTCAAGATTACGCACAAATTGCATTAAATCCTGAAAATATTAATATTAATGAGGCAAACCCATTTGAACCAGTAGCAACAAACGTTAAGTTTGAATCTCCAATTTATCTTGAGGGTAATGACACTGAATATGCAATTGTTATCTTATCTCCAGCATCTGATGGATATGAGATGTGGACAGCAACAATGGGCAAAAAGACTGTTAGAACAACATCTCTTCCCGATGTTCAGAACGTTGTTGTTACTAAGCAATACATTGGTGGATCACTGTTCAAATCACAGAACGGAACAATCTGGACTGCATCTCAGTTCCAAGATTTGACCTTCAAGATTAACAAAGCAAAGTTTGTTTCTTCTGGAACAGTTAACTTCTTCAATAATGATATCTTACCTAAAGGTGATAACGCTGCTGCACTAGAAAACAACCCAGTTGAAGGTCTTCCTAGAAAGTTGAAACTACCTGTAACTGGCATTACTGCAAATGAAATTGCTAAACTTTTACCTGGCGTAAAAGTTGGACAGGGTGCAGTATCTGTAGCACCTACAACAGAAGGTATTACAGGATTCATTGAAGCAACTGGCGGACCTATTGCTGGAACAGGATCTGGAAATGTTTCTATCGCAAGCAGTGGTACAGGTTATAAAGAGGGAACTTACACTAATGTTACCCTGTTCCCAGTCTCTGGACAAGGATCTGGAGCACAAGCAACAATCACAGTTGATGCTTCGGGTGGTGTTACTGGTGTAAACATCACCAATGTTGGAACTGGATATCGTGACGGTGAAGTTGTTGGAGTTACTTCTGCTCTTGGCGGTGGTGGAAGTGGTGCAAGAATTGCTGTTATTGATCACAATAACACTTTCGATACTCTTTATATGACCAACGTTAAGGGTGAAAATTATACCCAGGGTGAAGCACTAGTTTATTATACAGAACCTGAAAATCATCTTACAAGAACTGCACTCACTGCTGGTGCAAATGTTGGCACTAATGGTTCAGCAATTTATGATGAAAAATATACAGGAAATGTATTGCGTGTCAAGCAACATAATCACGCACATCACGGCGGTAACAACGTTATCGAAATCGTTGATGTAAAACCAGATAGCAAGAGAACTGAACTCTCTGCAGCGTTTGGTCTCGGTGATACCACAGTTTCAGTTGCTAATACTTCAATCTTTGCTGTTGGTGAAGGTATTTCGACCAGCAGAGGATATGCATTATTGAATAATGAAGTTGTTTCCTACAGTGCAATAACTGAAGGTGCTGCTGGTGCAGGAACTTTGAGTATTGATGGAAGAGCATTGAATGGAACTGTTAAAATTGCACACGAATCTGGTGCTTCCATTCAACCATATGAGGTCAATGGTGTTTCTCTGATGAGAATCAACACAACTCATACTATTCCTGCCACATACTATAACTCCGAAAGTTCTAATCTTGACAACTACTACTTAGAAATTGATAGAACTACCCCAACCACCAGAACAAGTGGTGATGCTCTTCTGAACTTTGCTTCACAGAAGGGATTTGGTGGATCTGAAATTGGAGTATCTCAAAACTATCAGTTTAGTGTAATTGAACCATTGTTTAATGTTATTACTCCAGGAAAAGGAACTGCAGTGAAGAGTTTCATTAGAACTATTTCTGGAACAAGTGCTGGTGGAACTGAAGTTTCATTCCAAGATCAAGGATTTGAACCAATTACTCTGAACAAAGCATCTAAGTTCCCAACTACAAGAATGGTTGCTTCTAAAGCAAACGAACTTGCAAGATTGACTACACTGCCTCGCAACAAATCTCTCACATTAAGAGTTGAATTTACTAGCGAGAATGAGAATGTATCTCCAGTTATGGATTTACAGAATGCTACATTTGTTCTTGGAAGAAACAAATCCAACCAACCAGTTGATGATTATGTAAATGATTCTAGAACAAATCAAATTGAAAATGATCCTCACGGAGCAGTATTTGTAACTAAGGCAATTTCTCTTGGACAGGAAGCAACCAGTTTGAGAGTCATCATTGCTGCCAACAGACCAGAGGGCGCTGATTTCAGAGTCTTCTATCAATTGTTCAGACCAGATTCTTCAGAAATCCCTCAAAAGTTTGTACCATTCCCAGGTTACGATAATATGAGAGATACTGATGGTGATGGATTTGGTGATTTTGTTATCAACCCTGATAAAAATAGTGGAAGAGCAGATGCTTTTGTTCCTGAAGATGTTACTGGTGGTTTTTCAGAGTATCAGTTCTCTGCAAATAATTTGGAACCATTTGCAGCATTCTCAATCAAAGTTGTTCTTTCATCCACAAATGAAGCAGCACCAGTTTCATTGAAAGACTTCAGATGTATCGCACTTGCTTGATATGGAACAAGATGATTTGATCAAAGTTGAAGGTGAGCAGAATCTTTTTAGAGATCGTAACACCGGCGCTATCATTAATACTGATACCGCTGGTTACAATCGATATATGAAGATGAAGCAAAGGAAACAGACAGAGAGGGAAGAACTTGATACACTAAAGAAGGATATTGAAGAAATCAAAACTCTACTAAGGGAGCTTACAAATGGATCCAAATGAAATTACACTAGAGAATCTTTCCAAAAGTTTTGAATATACAAAGCTTGCAAATGAGATTGATTCTTGTGATGACAGGGATATGTTGAAGGATATTGCAAAATCTTACGCAAAACTATATCTCAAGCAACAAGAGGTAGTAGGTAGATTGGGACTTCAAGGAATATAAATATTTCTACATCCTGATCTGTATATCATAAATGGCTGAAATTAAAGTCAGAGTAGGTCAACAACCAGCAGTAAAAGTTATATCTTCTCTTGCAGGTGCTCAGGGTCTCTCTTTGGCAGAACTCAGTGATGTTAGTGCTTCTAACTTGCAAAATGGTATGGTACTGGTTTACAACAGTGCTATTAGAAAATGGGAAGCAACACTTACCCTGACGCCAGGCGCAACGCAGAATTTAGACATCAACGGAGGAAATTTCTGACATGGCAAGTATTATTAGGATTAAAAGATCCTCTGGTACTAGCAAACCAGCCAGTTTACAATGGGGCGAATTCGGTTACGTAACTGGTATTGGTAGTTACGGAGGAACCAATCAATATAAGGATAGAATTTTCCTTGGAGATGATGGTACTAACGCCAACCCAGTTGGTGGTTACTACTATACCTCAATGATGGAGCACACTCCTGGAAATATTCCAGCAGCGTCCCACAACTCAAGAAATACTGACAGAGGTGTTGTTGCCATTATGGCACCAGCAACGAACTCTGGTTTGGGTGGTGCAGAATCACTTAAGGTTGATCAGTGGAACGTCGACAACCTAAGGATAGATACAAATACCATCTCATCTACCGATACTGATGGGGACATTATTCTCGATCCACACGGATCTGGAGAAGTTGTCATTCCTGATGACACTTTCCTCACTTTCGGTGATGACAAAGATGCAAAGATTGAATATGATGAAAATGGCACTAATGCCATTCAAGTAACAGGTGCTAACTGGACTTACCAAACCCAAGTAAACATCACTGGTGATAATGGTTTAGAAGTTGGTAATATTGGTATTTCCTCTAATGTTATCGCAACTAGAGCAGGTGGCGGTAATGAACTTTTTATTGATCCATATCCCGATGGATTGAGTAATGAAGGTAAGGTTATCATCAAAGGTGATCTTCAAGTTGATGGTACCACAACAACCGTCAACTCTACAACATCAACTTTAAATGATGCTATCTTCCACCTTGGTGATGTAACCAGCACCAGAACGGTGATGGCAGAGCATACCAGTGGAACTAATGTAATTACTTTAGATTCTGTTGTTGGTATCAACACTGGTGACATCATTGCTCACGGAAGCATTCCTTCAAATACTTCAGTTACTGCATATAATACAGGAACTAAAGTTGTTACGATGTCAGCAAACTCAACTGCTGGTATTTCTACAACTTCACAAGTTACTATCACCCACGCATATGATAGTAATACTGATAGAGGTATTTCTTTCTCTTATAATACGAGTAGCGGAACTGCAAATAACAAAGATGGTTTCTTTGGTTTTGATGACAGTTCTATTGCTGATAGTACTGCTGATGCAGACAACCACGGCACACACGCTGATGACAGCAGAAGATGGACCTATGTCCCTGATGCAACTATTTCAAATAGTTTGGTAACAGGAACTAAAGGTTTCCTGGACATCAAAGGTATTTACTATCAATCTGGTGATTTTGCCACTGGTGGTGTTGTATTCTTCGATGACACTGGTCTTCAAAGATCTACAAACGCACCTGCTGCTCCAGTTATTACTTCTAAGCAAGTTCTGACTGCTATCACCAAGAATACTTTGACTCTTGGTGCAAATATTACTGCAGCAACTGGCGATATCATCAGACAAGATAGCACCAATGCATATGGTGTTGTTGAATCTGGAGTTACCAATAGCAGCACTGTCAACTTGATTGGTGTTGAGGGAACATTCAACACTTCAAATAATTTGAGAAGAGAAGGACAAAGTGGTGCAATCGCTAACCTTGCTTCAGTTCCTAGTGCAGTTGCTGTAATATATACTAATAAGCCCCACTGGACTTCAACAATGGATGGGGGTACATTCTGAGGTAATTAATGGAAAACCAAAGTGAAGTGGATGTTAATGTTCTTATTAAAATATACAATTCTAAATTAGCAGCAGTATCAAACCAAAACGTTCTTCTTGAGGCAAAGTTAGCAACTCTGTCTCAAGATTTTAAGGAACAAATGGATGCTCTGCTTCAAGAAAATGCAGACCTCAAGGCACAATTAGAAGGTTAATATGGCAAAACCATCAACTAGGCAAGGACTAATCGATTATTGCTTGCGTCAACTTGGTGCTCCAGTGTTGGAAATCAACGTGGATGATGATCAGATTGACGATCTAGTTGATGATGCGATTCAATACTTCAATGAACGCCACTTTGATGGTGTTGAAAAGATGTATCTCAAGTATGAGATAACTCAAGATGATATTGATAGAGGAACTGCTGCTTCATCTGCAGGATCAAATACAACAGATCCAAAAGCGGGTGTTGGTGTAACATTTACAACAGGAACTTCTACAATAGTTGGAGCGGCAACTACATTCAGTTTTTACGAAAATTCAAATTATATTCAAGTTCCAGACTCAGTTATTGGAGTTGAAAAAATATTTAAGTTTGATACTAGCAGCATTTCTGGAGGAATGTTTAGTATTAAGTATCAACTGTTCTTAAATGATTTGTATTACTTCAACTCTGTCGAGTTGTTGCAATATGCGATGACTAAGACTTATCTTGAGGATATTGATTTTTTACTTACCCCAGATAAGCAAGTAAGATTTAATAAGAGACAAGATAGATTATATTTGGATATTGATTGGGGATCTCAAACTGCAGGAGAGTTTATCATTCTTGAATGCTATAGAGCGTTAGATCCAGCATCATTCTCGCAGATTTACAACGATAGTTTCATAAAACCATATCTTACAGCACTAATCAAACGTCAATGGGGAAGAAACTTAAGTAAGTTTAGAGGAGTAAAACTTCCTGGTGGTCTTGAAATGAATGGTGATGGTATTCTGCAACAAGCAGAACAAGAACTAGCAGACATCAAAGCAAGAATGTCTTCAGAGTATGAACTTCCTCCCCTCGACTTTATTGGATAATGGCACTAAATCCGTTCTTTCTTCAAGGGACTGCATCTGAACAAAGATTAGTCCAAGATCTGATAAACGAGCACCTAGCAATGCATGGTGTTGAGGTAACTTATATACCAAGAAAATACGTTAATAAGAAAACGATTATTGAAGAAGTTCAAACTTCAAAGTTTGATGATAACTTTGCCATTGAAGCATATGTGAATACCTTTGATGGATATGGCGGTGCTGGAGATATTTTAACTAAGTTTGGAGTCAGTATTCGTGACGAATTAATTCTTACCCTCTCAAAGGAAAGATTTGAGGATTTTATTGCCCCATTTATGGCGGGGCAAGATGATGGAACGGATGATTCTATTCTACCAACTCCAACTCGTCCTAGAGAAGGAGATCTTGTATATTTTCCATTAGGTCAAAGGTTATTTGAAGTAAAATTTGTTGAGCACGAAGATCCCTTCTATCAGTTGGGTAAAAATTATGTGTACCAACTTAAGTGTGAACTCTTTGAATATGAAGATGAAATCATTGATACAAGTATTGAAGCGATTGATACTCAAATTGAAGATGTTGGATTTATCACTCAACTTCAACTAATTGGTGTAGGTAGAACTGCTACAGCAACTGCACAAATTTCAGGATCTGTGCCAAGTGGATATGTCCAAGAAATTTTCTTAAATAATGGTGGTAGTGGATATACTTCAGTACCTAATATTGGATTCTCATCTTCACCAACAGGTCAGATTGGTGATACTCCAACTGCTGTTGGTTTCTTAACCACGAAAGGTGATGTAACTGGTCTTGAAAAAATCTTGCTCACAAATGCTGGTGCAGGATATACAGTTGCTCCAACAATTACTATTTCTGGTGGTGGAGGAACTGGTGCTGCTGCTACTTGTAGACTTGTTACATCTGGGCAAGGTGTTATCAGATTTACCATTAACGATAGTGGTGTCGGATATGGAACAGCACCAGTTGTAACGATTGCTGGTCCACCAGCGAGCGGTATTGCACATACTGCTGTTGGTATTGCATCTATTGGGATTGATGGAAATTCAAATGTTGTTAAATCAATTTATATTCAGAACGCAGGTAGAGGATATAGTTCCAGTCCACAAGTTACTATTGCAGATCCAGAAACTCTTGCAGGTCTTGGAACTTACTTATTCAATGAAATAGTAATCGGATCTAGGTCTGGAACATATGCAAGAGTTAAGGAATGGGATCAAGATACTAATATACTCAAGATTTCTAATGTTGGGATCGGAACAACACAAACAAGATTCCAAAGAGGAGAAAATATTGTTGGACAGGAATCTGGAGCATCTTATCCAGTTCAAGAATATAGACACGAAGACTTATATGATAAATATACCGAGAATGATGAATTTGAAGTCCAAGCAGACGACATACTAGACTTCACTGAACGAAATCCATTTGGGACATTTTAATGCTAGGTACATATTATTATCACGAAATTATTAGAAAAACTATCATTGGATTTGGAACACTATTCAATGATATTCACATCCGCCACGCGGGAGAAGGTGGAACTAATCATAGTGAAATAAAAGTACCTCTTGCATATGGACCTAGTCAAAAGTTTTTAGCAAGAATTCAACAGCAGGCAGATTTGAACAAGGCAGTTCAAATTACTATGCCAAGAATGTCATTTGAAATGACAAATATCAGTTATGATGCAACCAGAAAATCAAGTTTAGTTCAAACATTTAAAGCTTGTTCTGATGGAAGCAAGGCAAAGAAAGTGTTTATGCCTGTTCCATATAATATTGGATTTGAACTGAATATTCTTTCAAAACTGAATGATGATTCTCTTCAGATTTTGGAACAGATCTTACCATATTTTCAACCACATTTCAATTTAACAATTGATTTAGTTGATTCAATCGGTGAAAAAAGAGATATTCCAATTATTTTAGAGAGTATTGGTTTCCAAGATGATTATGAAGGAAACTTTGATACAAGGCGTGCTTTGATACATACATTACAGTTCACAGCAAAAACTTATCTCTTCGGTCCTGTTGCAGACAGCAGCGATGGACTTATTCGTAAGGTTCAGGTTGATATGTACACTAGTACAGATGTCAAGACTGCTAAGAGAGAAGTAAGGTACACTGTTACTCCAACATCTAAAATTGATAGAAATGATGACGGTGTAATTAACGAAGAAGATCACAAATTGCTTATGCCAGGTGATGATTTTGGTTTCTCCGAAACTACAGAATTCTTCGCAGATTCTAAGAACTTTAGTCCAGTCCGTAAAATTGATATCTGATTAAAATGAGCAATAATTATGATTCGATTGATGAAGCACTCAATATTGAAAGTAGTATTGTAGAGTCTCAACCAATAAAACCTGTTCCACCCAAAGTGGAAAAGGATGATATTAAAAAAGACTACGAATATACAAGAGCAAATTTATATTCACTAATTGAAAAAGGTCAAGAAGCAATAAACGGTATTATGGAACTTGCAGGTGAAAGTGCAAGTCCAAGAGCATATGAAGTTGCAGGACAACTTATCAAGAGCGTTGCAGATACAACTGATAAGTTAGCAGATCTTCAGAAGAAACTAAAGGATTTGGAAGAAGATACATCCAAGAAAGGTCCAAGTAATGTTACGAACAACGCATTGTTCGTTGGATCTACATCTGAGTTATCAAAATTGCTGAAACAAGGTTTTCTAAATAATAATGATAAGTCAGATTCCAAGTAGGGATGACGAAGAAAAAATCATGTAAGAAAGGATATTACTATTGTAATACCGACGAAAAATGTAAAAAGATTCCCAAGGGATATCATTTGATGCCCACTGGATATCTGATGAAAGATGGTGAGCACAAAGAGGACGAAAAGTCTGATGATACTGAGGGTAAGAAAAAGAATGGCAACGGAAATGGTTCAAATGGCAATGGAAATGGGAATGGGGGGTCTAATGGGGGCTCTGATGGCGGAGGAGTATCAGAGGCGTGGAGCGCAAAGTATAAAAAGTCCATCGATTGCGATAATCCAAAAGGATTCTCACAACGAGCACACTGTAGGGGTAGAAAAATAGATGAGGGCAAAGATGGGATGAGTGATCATGAAGTTTCTATGGCTAAAGGTCAAGTGAGAAACTCAATCACTAATCTCAAGAGAGTTGAAAAAGTTCTCAAGACAATGACTGATAAGGATGATCTTCCTGCTTGGTTACAAGCAAAGATTACTGATACTGAGCACAACACTGATGCTGCTGCAGGATATATGGATGAAGAAGTTATCACCGAAAAGCGTGATGGCAAATCATCTAAAGATAAAGGGTATTCCCTCCGCGACTGGTTCAAAGGTGGTGGTTGGAAACAAACTGGTGGTAAATATGATGGTAAACCCTGTGCGAAACAACCTGGTCAGAAGACCAAACCATACTGCCGCGATGCAGATGATCGTGCAACAATGAGTAAAGAAGAGAGAAACAAGAGAGCACGCAAAAAACGTAAAGAAGATCCAAATCCAAACAGAAAAGGGAAGGCAAAGAACGTGACTCAAGAATCTTATTCAAATTGGAGACAAGACCTTCAAGAGAAACCAGGTGATGGTTATCTTGGACCAACACCAATCCCAAATCCAATTCGTCTTGCTCAGGATGCCGTTGATGCAACCAATAGAAAAAGTGCAGAGAAGGTAAGAAGAATTAACCAAATTCTTCCTGGTTCTGCATCAATGCCAAAGCATACTTACTTTAATAAAGGACCTAGTGCAGCATCCCAAAGATATCTTGGACTTCAAAATTCATTTGAACCAGAGGGTGAAGTTGTTACCGAACGCGATGCTTGGGGTACAGGTCCCATGGATAGAATTAAGTGTGCTGACGGTGTCTGCAGAACTCCTGCCGAAATAGAAAAATTAAGACGGGAGAAATTACAAGGAAAAGTTGTAGATAAAGCACATTACGAACCAGAAGGTGAACTGGTTGATGAAGGCAAGAAAGATGCTTGTTATCATAAGGTCAAGTCACGTTATTCTGTTTGGCCAAGTGCATATGCATCTGGTGCATTAGTTAAGTGCCGTAAAGTTGGTGCTAAGAACTGGGGTAACAAATCAAAGAAGAATGAGAGTTATGATCTTTCCAACTGGAGAGATGATTTTCAGGCAACTGAATATGAATCTGTAGACATTATCAAAGCAGAACCACTTCAACCAACTCAAGGTCTTGGAAGTGAAATGCTTGAGGCAAAGTCCAAAAAAGATCGTTTGAAAGAAATTTCAGGACAACTCAAGAAAGCATCTGCAATGCACGCAAAGCAATCCAAAGCGGTTGCTAAGTGTGCCGATGAACTTACTGAAGCACCAATAGTTGAACCAGCTGCAACTAAGCGTCCATCAATGATGCAACAGGCGCAGGACATTCGTGCAATGCGAATGAGATCTTTGCAAAGACAAGGTAAACCTTTAGAAGTAGAAAAGATTAGATCAACATTGCCAACTGCGGCGGTTGATGCAAGTAATCAAAGAGCAAGAGAATTAGATAAAATCAGAAGACAGTCTAGAGATGCTACAATCGCTAGAGCGAATACTTCAACACCACGAATGAGTGGTACTGTTACTTCTACCCCTGCTCCTGCTCAGCAAGCACAATCAATTCCAGCACCAAAACCTGATGTAGTTCCACCTGTAAATCAGGCACAAAAAGATGCTGCTGCTAAGTTAGATGATGCGACCTTGAAAAGATATAATATGGATCCAAAAGTGGTAAAACCAGAAGTGGTAAAATCACAACCAGAACCTAAAAATCCTATACCAAGAGGTCTTGGATTAGGTGCTAGACCTGGTGAACCTGTGATTGGTACACCAGCAGTAAATCCTATACCAAGAGGTCTTGGATTAGG